TGCTGCAAGTTGTGTTCGGTCGATAAGTGAATCAAGTTCGTTCAAGCGAAGCATACCGAGGATAGCTCGGGAGGTCATACCGGCTTCTTTGAGGACTGGCATAAGCTGGAGTATTTCCTGACGACGTGCCATTGGGTCAAGCGAGAAACTTGTGCCGTACTCAACCACAAGGTCAAACCCACCCTGAATGTCTGCACCCTGAAGGTCGACAGTCTCGAATGCTCTTTCCTTGCCAAGCACTTTGATGGTACGAGGTGTTGTCCAGTTTTCTTTAATAACACCAAGGTAAGTCTTGTAGACGTTCTCGACAAAGGCTACGTACTTGTTGAACAGACGTCGGCGAATCATGTTGGATTGCTCGACCGCGTACTGCATTGAGAAGCCAGACGTCTCACGGGACTGCTGACCCATGAGTGCCTCAGTGATACCCATAATGTCATCAAGGTTCTGCTTCATACGGTCACGGATATTGGGCAGGGCTGCTGGCATTGGAAGGGGTTCCATGAAGTTTGGCGGAATGGCTCCTGTATACTTCACGATGTCCCATGGTGAGTTAGTAATGGAGCCTTTGGCAACTTCAGCCGATTCAGGCATGAGAAGTCTGGCTACACCGTGGGCTGCCAGAATGTCTAACATGACGTTGTCGAGCCGGTTGAGCACGTCCTGCAATGCAGCGGCATAAGCCACAACAGACCGGCCCCAGTAAGTTCCGGGTACATCAATATCTGTCAAAAGGTGGTAAGGCAGCTTTGCAAACGGTGCGCCTTTTGAACCGTCCTTATTGACTGTATGGAATCTGTGTGGACTGACACTAAGTTCAGTCAATTGTGTTCCGTCCTCAAGGCACCAGCAGTAACGACCTTGCATGCCGTTTTCTGGTGTGCCGGTTTCCCAGTATTGGTAAACCCGAACAACATCGTAGTAACTACGCTGTGAGATAACAGATTTAGACTGTGCAGTATTGGCTGACTCATCCTGACTTTTGAGACGGTAGCGTTGAAGTTCATCTTTTTTCTTAGGGAAAAGCCGACAAGCTGTCTCATAACGAAGTGGAATCTCTTCGAAGACAAACCGCACGTCTTCCCAAACAACAGCATCAGCGTCGGGATAAACCATCCAAGGTGATGGGACCGTATAGGAAAAGTCACCTTCTGTGGTAACTTCGTTTGTTTCTTCTCTGTAACTGACAATCTCACCGAGTTCAGGGTCGAAGATTGTCTTGGCAAAACCGTTGCCGTAAAGCAGAGTGTTGAGATTGACTTGGTCTTGGCGTTCTTGCATCTTGTATTGCCGGAGACCGTAACGCACACAGCGGTCAGCTGCGTCTGCACGTCTTCGGTCTTCTCTATCTGATGTCAATGGCTTTGGACTGACTGTTGGTGGGTTGGAGGACATTTGTGCATGGAAGAAGCGCAGGTTTTTCATGATGTAGTTGGTCGCAATATTGTTTGCAGACCCGTCGACAGGGGCTAGGCCCAGCTCGGAAACAGAATCGAATGATAAGTTAACATCACCGCCAGAGAAGAATTCTTCAAAGCGTGTGGCAAAGGCTGCACGTTCGTTTTCTTCCCATTGTTTCTCTTGCACTTTACGTGCCTGACGAGCAAACGAAAGCCGTTTTTCCAGCTCTTGTTTGATTTTGTCTTCTGAGTCCCAGAGGTCAAGCATGTAAGTAGGCATGGGCTTAGTCCTTCTGTTTTTTCTTCTTTTTCATATCAGGAAAACGGATAAGAAGCAATTTAACTAGACTGCCCTTTTCGTTTCCGTTTTGTGAAGTACTCTTCTTGGATGAGCCTGACTCGTTCTCTGGTGAGTTTTGTCCAGTCGCCTTCTTGGTTTGATAGCTTTCCTTGCGGCAAGCCTGGCATCCGCATGAACCCTCGCCGTGCATAGATGGCTCCTCCTCTGGCTGTGACAATGTTGCGCTTCATTTGCGCAATTTGTTCTAGCTCTTTATTGATAATCCTACGTTTTTTACCGAGCTGCACTCCAAGGAACGCAGCTACCATTAGTTGCAGGAGACAGAATAGCACAAAGCTTACCACCGAGTCCATGGCCTACCCCATGCAGAACGACGAATTTTTGGAGCCTTTTCTTGGTCTTGGTATTTTTTCTGGTTGTACTCTCGGATTTGCTGGTCCCATGTTCTTGCGTAGTTGATGTTGTTGCCGTCGTACTTTGGTTTGCAGTCCACAAAATAATTGAGAGCATCTGTAAGGTGATAGTCATGGGCATGAGAGATTTTGGTTGGGTTGACTTCGGACCATTGAGCTGACTGGAGTTCGTCAATTAGGTCCTTGCACCAGCTAGCGACAAAGAGTTTAGTTCCAAGTAATTGATTTGTTGCACTAATCATGTCAAGCTTGCGGTCTGACTTTTTGTACACACCGACGTAGGCAATGCCCTGCGCGGCCGCGAGCTGGGTATACCATGTAGCAGCCGTGTCGTAAATTCGTCTGACAATGTTGAGACCGGCTGTACGACGCATGACCTCGTTGATTGTTTCGATTGGGTTTTTAGATTTGATGTAGTCTGACTTGATAATGTACCAGTGACCTGTGACAGGGTCCTCGGCTGCTACAACAAGGCCGTGCTCGGAGGCTGCAGCAGGGTCAGAGGATTCGACATGCCGCCATGCCGGACTGTAGTGGGATGGCGGGTCTTGGATGACCGCATTGCTGAAGTTATAGACCCCACGTTCACCGACAAGCCAGTCACCCTCAAGAATGGTCCGCATCATGGCATCACCCATGACTCGGGCAGTGTCGAGCTGGATTTGCTTTTCCTCGTCGTCAATGGCTGGGTTCTCTAGCATGGACAGGCGGACTGTCATGGCAAGATGTGGAGGCAAGGCATCCAGGAATTGCTTGACAGCGGGATTAGGTACCTTGGGGGTGAAAGTAAGCAAGGTTGTGCCGCCGTTGACCATCACACGCTTGGAGAGCTCCTCAATGATACGCTCACTGTGGGGGAGCTCGTCACACCATGCTCCATGTCCTGTAAAGGATTGCACGGCCTGCTGAGCCTGGTTGGTGTTGTGGTGTGAGAAGTAGAGGATGGTATTGCCGTTGTGCTTGTGGATGACTTTTTGAAGGGCACCCCCTTGCCGGACCTCACGGATAGCGTCAGGCTCCAGTACGTGAGACATGATACGCCGGTGAAGGGATTCTTCGACTTGCTTTGATGTTCGGCCGAGGATGTAAAACTGCAGGGAGTCGGACCATTCTGGTGGACGCTGCCATGTTATGCCGTCTTCACGGAACATGGTTGCAAAAGCTTTGGCACCGGTGGAGGATTTTCCACTCTGATTTCCCGCTCTTACGGTGATGTACCGGGCTTTGCGGTTGAGGACGGCGTCGATGATTTCCTGCTGCGCCTTGGTTGGTTTTGACCCCGGACGTGTTGGGTCAAAGGCTTCGAGCATCTCGCGGGTTTTGAGTTGCTCAGCTGCCGCAGCGAGTTGTCGGAGGAGAAGGTCAGTGTTTTTGGCCATTGTTTGCTGCCTGCCGTTTGGGTTTGGTCAGCGCCTTGTGCAGCTTTTCGACCTCAACAACAGACACGTCACTTATGGACCGAACGTCGCAAGCATCAAGGCTGAGAACTTTACGTTTTTCTGCATAGAAGTGGTAAACGGTAATAGAGCCGTCTTCGGTATAGACTGCTTCCCAGTTTTCTGCCGATACGACAAAACTGGCACCGTTAGTCAGTAGGACTGAATATTGATGGCGGGATGGTTTAATTGCCGTTATCGTTCTCATCACTATCGTCCTCCGACTCGGTTGTGACTGTAGCAGACTTTGCTTCCTCAAGCAATGGTCGGATGATGTGGGCATTTTGTTTAAGGAAACCGCGGAGTTGTTGCATGTCCATACTGTCGAACCGAGTGTTGGTCTTGGTCTGAACTTCGGCTGCTTCGTACTGCATTAGGGTACGAAGGATGGCAACCTTAGCATTGGCTGTTCTTGGGTCCGGGTCGTCTAGTATTTGGACTGCAGTTTCCAAGGCTTTATCTGTCAAGTACTTGATTTTTTGTTTGGTCTCTTCTTTGTTCAGGAACCATGCCTGAAAGCCCGGCTGGTGCCACCAATGATTAAGAGTCTGCACACCGG